GTGGTCGGGAAGTCAGCCCATGGTCTGTGATCAAAGGCGAACAACGAAGGGACTTCATCACCCCTTGCAGTTTTGCTATTTTGATCATCTAGATAGGGCGTCATCCTCGTATCCGGCACTGATAATGTCGGTCATAAGGTGGCGCCTTGTCTTCAGTCCAATGGCTGATGCGGGGAGCAAGTTGTACTTGCTTCTCGAGTTTGCCGGCCTACCAAGCACGAAAGTGGTTGGAGGCAAGCGGTAAAGCTGATGTCTGCCCTTGAGGCAGGTAGATGTTAGCCCAAACCCACTCTAACATGTGCCTCAGAAGGAGGTGCACGTATGAGTAGATTTAGGAGCATGAACCTGGATTCGGATCCGGTAACGTACCGGGCCACACAGTTTTATGTAACCGAAACTTGCGCGGGTAAGTCCTATACGGCGAAGCCAGACATCTGGTCTGGTACTTATACGCCGAGGGCTGAAACCCGTACGATGACGGATATTGAAACTGCCGGGTTCTATGAACTGCGTAGTAAGGGAAAGATTGTAAACTCCCCGATGACGCAGACTGTCGAGATTGTGGAGGACGATTTAGTCGATTACTACCAAATGACCGGTAGATACAAAATCGATTGTACGCCCCCCAGACAAATCATCGATGGTATTACTTTCCTGAATCAGGGTACTGTACCGTCGTCAACTATGTTGGCACAGTGCAACGTTACCCTACAAAGTCCCTTGTCTTATGACCCGCAATCGAAGATAGATCAAGCTGTTTCACAAGCCTGGTCTAACATGAGCTTGGACGAAGTTCAAGCCCTTGTGATTGCCGCCGAGATGGATAAATCCATTGCATCCTTAAGCAGTATCCTCACTCGCATTATTAAGATCTTGCGAGCTGTACGTAAAGGCGATATCAATTATTTAAGTCGCCAGATTACGTTTAAGGAGTTAGCTGATAGGTACATGGAAGTTCGTTATGCCATCCGGCCTACATTGTACGACGTCGCTGGAGTCATGACCGCACTTAATACTTGCGGAAATGATTGTAATACCAGACAGACGTTTAGGGGTCATAAAACGTACGGAGACCAGGAACACTCCTCGGTCCAGCATGACTGCTGGTCTTGGAGTTACGCAGGTACTTGGGTGGTGAAAGCTACCCTTACACGTACCAGCGACCTTCAGGTCGACGTCAGGTCAGGGGTTCTGGCCGCGGTTCAAATTTTGTCGAAGTTGCCCTATTGGGGACTTCACCACCCGGTCGAGGCTATGTGGGAACTTATTCCGTATAGCTTCGTAATAGATTGGGTGTTGAACTGTAGTCAGATTATAGCGTCTTGGACCCCAGAAGTGGGGTTGAGGGCGCTAGCTTCTTGGTACGTTATCACCCAGAGATGGGAGACGACGGCCCAATTATCGAACTCGTACCATACCTTTTCGGGTACTAACATGCTACAAGATAGCATATCCCGGATTGAAGGTACACGATATAGTGAAATCTCTGTCACTAAATCAAGAGTTCCCGACCCGAGCAGACCGGTTGTACCAAGCTTCAATTTGAGGCTTGACGCCCTAAAGCTCTTAGACTTGGTAGTAATGGTTAGAAACTTAATTAGCCATTGACTATCGCCGTACAAGGAGAAATCCTATGCAAGACAATGTCATAACATTGGCAGTAGATGAATTGAACAACGACACGACCGTAGACTATGATTTTACGCGGTATGAAGAATTCCAAAACCGCTCAGTCTACATCGGCGAGGACCATGACTTGGCCGCTCGCGATACGCTGTCGCTGTACAGGACCTTTCCTAAGGCCTCGGGTAACTACAAGGGTAATGCTAAATCTACCCTCAAGTTTTCCAAGGACTATGAAGTCACCGGCGTGGACGGGGTTAGCACCCTAACTGCACCAGTGATTTTGGAAGTATCCTTCTCAATTCCCGTGGGTGTAGCCGCAGCAGACAGAATGATTCTGCGTCAGCGTGCTATAGCCATCTTGGACAGTGACACCTTTATGGAATCGCTGACCTCCCAGTTAATGGTATAAGACCGTGACCAGCTCCGATATTCTCGGATTACTGGTTATAGCGGCTGCCATCTCGGGCAACCTAAAGACGATAGTCTTTAACCTGCTCTTTATCTGGAAGAGGTTAGTAAAAACCTTCCATACCAAAGAGGTGAAACCGGAGGATTTATGAAACTTAGATCCCGAACCAAGACCCATCGACGTCGGAGGAAACAACTTGACGTCAAGCTAAACCTTCCTGAGGCGTACCCTTGGAAGGTCGCGCAAAATGTATATGCGGACCTTAAGGAGTACCTCAATGGCGAAGACCAGATGATCTTCTCTCAAATCATGAGAAATCGTGATTTTGAAGGTTATTTGGGACTAGCCGAGGCCTGGGGGCTACAGAGTATCGCTCCCACGGATGTACCAGTTCTGGCAGAAGTCAGAGCAAAGTACACACTCGCCAGTCTTATCAAGAAATTTCGTTTCCCTACAGCTAAGGACAAGCGCATTGCTCGAGCTACGGAGGTTTTCTTCGCAGCTGAGAGCGATTGCCATAACTATAACCTCGAAGGTTATAAGTTCCTTGCTGAACCGGAGACGGACTGGGGCGTGAGAGTTTTACATTACGCTCGAGTATTTTTGAGGAGGCTGCTTGGTGACCAGTTACCCGGTCATCGAGAGATGTTGGACAGGTCCAGGCATGGGCCGGGAGCTACCACGAGCACGAAACACGGTAACATTTCGTCATATCACAAATATGCGGAATGGCCGTATGACTGCACGGTAGGGGCTTTCCGGTACGCCCAGTTTGCCATCGCCACTGACCAGAGATGGATCGGGGCTCTACAAAACTCATATAGAAGCCACTTCGGAATACCGAAGCACATGCCGATATGTGAGAAAGAGTTCTGGTCGAAAGTCATCAACGTGGTGGATGGAAACAGAATCGCTTTTGTACCCAAGGACGCTCAGAAAGAGCGAACTATTGCGATCGAGCCGACTTTAAACCTGTACCTCCAACTGGGAGTTGACGGTTTTATCCGTAAGCGGTTAAAACGCTTCGGTGTAGACCTAGACAACCAGGTAAAGAATCAGGAGTTAGCTCGACAAGGTAGCATGCCAAACAATGAAGATCGGTTTGTAACTATTGATCTTAGTGCGGCAAGTGACTCTGTAAGTTTAAAGATTTGCGAGTTGCTGTTACCTAAAGATTGGGTGACCTATCTCATGGATTTGAGGAGCCCTTGTGGCACCTTGAATGATACTCTCATAGAATACGAGAAGATCTCTTCCATGGGCAACGGTTACACATTCGCATTGGAATCTGCGATTTTCGCGGCTTTAATTTACGCCGTGATGAAAGCAGACGGAGGTAGTTTCGACAGGTCTAAGTTTGCTGTTTTCGGGGACGATTTAATTATTCCCCGGAAATACTACTACAAACTTGTTGAAGCTCTTCGCCTATCGGGTTTCAGGATAAATCTTGACAAAACCTTTGTTTATGGTGATGTCAGGGAGTCTTGTGGCACCGACTGGTTCCTGGGACACCCTCTTCGACCCATATTTCTTACTGATTTTCCTAAGAGTGTTATGGATCTGTGGTGCGATTACAATCGCATAAAACGGGTCCTTTCGCTGTATTGGGAGATCGGTGAGGAGTCAAAAGCTCTCACTTCACTCGGTTTGTGGATTCCAGAGTCCTTTACAGGATACCTGGGGCCATTGTCGGATGAAGATTTTGACTCATACAGACATACGGAGATCCCTCCAAAGGGGAGTTATAACCGTTGTTTGTATAAGTATCCTAGGCTAGTTGTCTCGCCTAGGCCGAGACCAGGCAAAGACTTCCTGTTCAGGAAGTTAATGCATGATCTTAGGGGTGCACCTATCCCCACTAACAAGTGGGAAAGAGTGCAGGGTGGAGGAAGTAGATTTACTGTCACAAGCAGAAATGCTATGACGGTAGGGAAAACGTTCTCCGTTGCCGAAA